TCGAAAACATCTACATGTGAGGAACCCATGCGCGTGCTCGTCGTCAAATCCGACTTCCTGACTTACCAGAAGGGATCGGTCATCACGGATGAGAAGGTCATCGCCGACGTCTTGAGCGGTCCCAATAGAGTCCATGTCGTGGCCGCGGAGCATGAGCAAGTGATCAATTCTGTCGAGCAGCCTCCGGAAGAGCATCACGACTAGGCCAGATTTCCCGTAGCCCCTTTCCCATAGACGGAGTTCGACCATGATTGTCCAGCAAGGGCAGATCAACACCACGGCCCTTATCGTTCCCGGCCTCATTGTCCAGATCGTTCCGCCTTCATGGACGCTTCTGAACGGCGTGCCGACAAACATCTTGGGCATCGTTGGAACGGCCACATGGGGTCCGGTCAACAGCCCGGCAATCGCAAGCGGTGTCACGGATGCATCGATCCAGTTCGGTGCGATGCAGCCACGCAAATATGATCTTGGAACAGCGGTCGCTGCCGCGTCCCTACAGGGTGGTTCGGCATCCCTTCGGCTCGTGCGCGTCACGGACGGTACGGACGTTGCAGCCTCGGCGCCGCTCAAACAGGCGGCTGCGTCGGCTGCTGCGGTCGCAGCGGGCGGTACCGGCTACAACGTCGGCGACACGATCACACTTCCCGGCGGATGCGTCCTCACGGTCCTTACCAAAACCGGCAGCGCGGTTGCGACGGTCTCTGTCACAACCCCCGGAAGCTATACGCAATCGACGATCCCCACCAACCCCGTCGCGCAGTCCGCAACGTCCGGGGGTGGCACGGGAGCGACATTCAATTTGACGTTCCCCACCGGCGTCACTTTGAGCGCCTTCTACACGGGTAGTCTGGGCAACCAGCTTGTAACGACCATCTCCACCGGCAGCAACAGTACAAATGCTAATCCGACGTTTAAGGTAACGAATGCGATTCCGGGACAGGTCCCTGAAGTCTTCGACAACATCGGTGGTACCGGAAACACCCTCTACGCCAACATCGTCAACGCCATTAATATGGGCCAGAGCGGCCTGCGCGGCCCGTCGCAGCTCGTCGTTGCGAGCTTGGGTGCCGCAACCGGCGCAGCCGTTGCGCAGACGCTGAGCTTTAGCGGCGGCACGGATGGTGCTACGACGATCACTTCCGCCGTGATGGTGGGTGTGGACACTATTCCACGCTCGGGCATGTATGCCCTGCGCAACACGGCAACGAGTGTGGCGATGCTGACGGATCTCGATGATCCGACCGAATGGACGACACAGGTCGCCTACGGTCTGTCCGAAGGCACCTACATGATCGCGGTGAGCCCCGCCGGCGACACGCTGGCGAATTTCGCGACCGAAGTTGCGAATAACGGCGTTGATAGCTACGCCATCAAACTGCTGTTCGGGGATTGGTGCTATATCAACGACAATGTGAACGGGCTTGTGCGCCTCATCTCGCCGCAAGGGTTCATTGCGGGTCTGCTGGCTAACCTTTCCCCGAACCTCAGCACGCTAAACAAACCCCTTCTCGGCATCATCGGTACGCAGAAATCTTATGCGAACCAGAAATACAGCCAGGCGGAATTGCAGGCTCTTGGTCTGACGCGTGGCGATGTGATCGCCAACCCCTGCCCGGGGGGCAACTATTTCGGCGCGCAGTTCGGCCATAATTCGTCGAGCAATGCGGTCATTCACGGGGACAATTACACCCGGATGACCAACTACATTGCCGCTACGCTTAACGCTGGCATGGGTACGGTCATCGGTCAGCCGATCACTCCGACCCTCGTGCAGAACACGAAAGCGACGCTCAATTCCTTCTTCTCAGCGATGAAGTTGCCTTCCGCGGGCATGCCGAACGGGATGATCAACGATGCGCAGGTGAATATGGGTCTCGGGAAGGGAACCAATAACCCGCTGTCGCGGACCGCGCTCGGTTATTTGCAGGCGGATGTGAAGGTGCAATATCAGGCGATCACGGAATTCTTCATCGTCAACTTGCAGGGCGGCCAGTCCGTCGTGATCCAGCGCGCCGGAGCGCAAGCGAACACCTAGTTCCTTTCCAAACCCAAATGAGGTAGCAACATGCCTGTTAATGGTTTTTCCGTCGGCAAAGACGTCAGCCTTACCGTCACTACGCCAAGCGGGAATCTGACGATGACGGGGCTGACCAGCTTCACGGCGAAGCCGCTGTTCACCGATCTAAAGTCGAAGCGCTTGGACGGCATGACATATTTCGGGGAAATCCCGGATGGCTGGACGGGAAGCTTTAAGCTTGACAGGCTTAATCCGACAGTCGATACCTTCTTTGCCGCCCTAGAGGGGGCCTATTACGCAGGCCAGAATACCCCCTCGGGGACAATTCAGGAGGTCATTCTGGAAGCTGACGGAACGACGACGACATGGCAATACACTGGCGTCGTTCTCAAGATGGACGATGCTGGGGATTGGAAGGGTGACGCTCGCGTTGAACAGACGATCACCTTCAATGCAACGACGAAGACTCAGGTGACGTAATGCAGGTAACGGTCAATCCGCCACCGAATGGCGAGGCGGCAACGCCGGAGGCGAAGCCCGTGCTGGCGCACGGGACTGCCCCCATCACGCTGGAAGACGGCCGCCAGATCATCGTGCGCCGGATGGGCCCGATGGACCGCATGCGCATGTGCAGCATCATCGGCGCCGAGAATTCGAAGAACGAAATCTATCTATCGATGGCTGTCCCTGCTTACTGCGCGGCACAGATCGATGGCGACAATGTTCCCCGTCCTCAGACTGTCTTAGCTCTCGAAGCCGTTGCTGAACGCCTTGGTGATGCCGCCCTGCTCCAGATCACCTTGGCCATTGCCGAGCACTTCCCGGAAGCCGATCTGACGAAGATCGTGGACGAGTTCAAGAAGAGGCAAGAAATAAAAAACTAGTTGAGCGCTCCGAGCTTCCGGGCGTGCTTTGGCTCGTTCATAACGGAGTGCCGTGGCATGTGGCCGCCGAACTTCCTCCTGATGAACCCTTCGTATTCACGACGACCGAGCGCATCGCCGCAGGAATAATCTTTGGCCAGTTCAATGGTGGCCGTTGGTCGTGGAGCGAAATGTCGTGGATCAAGGAGAGCTGATGCCACATGAATTTACCAGCTTTTTAGAGGCGTCGGTTCATTGCGGCGAGCTTGCGCTTGCGCAGCACGAAGCCAACCATTCGGCCTTGGAAAAGGCCACGAAGTTCCTGCAAGCAAAGGTAAAAGACAAATACGGAGAGTATCAGCCTGAGGCCGGTCCGTTCGTGGCATGGGCTGAGTTGGCGGAATCGACGAAGCAGGATCGTGAGCGCCAGGGCTACCCAGAGGATGAGCCACTGCTGAGAAGGGGCGGTTTGCGGGATTCTGTTGAGCGTGAAGTCAAGGACAACGAGGGGTTTGTCGGATCGGATTCGGACATTGCCGTCTATGACGAGCTGGGCACGAAGAACATGCCTCCCCGTTCAACCTTCGGCAGCGCTGCGACCGAAAATCTCGAGAAGATAAAGCAAATTGTCGGGGAGAGCGTCGTCACCGCACTCGTCGGTGAATATGTGTTTGAAGGCCGCATCGAAATCGAGGATGTCTGATGTTTGAAGCATTCAAGATCGGCATCACGATTGCGCTGACAAATACCGTCAGCACTGCGCTCGCGGCGATGTCCAAGGACTTTGCTAAGACAGACGCAAAGGCAGTAGCTCTTAAGAAGACACTGCACGATATCAAGGTCCTAGGAACGCTTGGCATCATCAGCGGTGCCATAGGGTATGCGGGGTTCAAAGTCCTCGATAAGACCTACGAAGTCGCCAAAGAATACGAAAACACGTTCGCGCGCTTCAAGGCATTGAATCTCGGCGATGTGATGAACCGCAATGCCGACAATTTCGCACGCGCCACGAATGCCATTGGTGTTTCGTCGACGGAAATGATGGCAACCCTTCGGGATTTGACTGCCGTCACGGGTGATCCAAAGCTTGCCATGCAATTGGCACCGAAATTCGCACAGATGTCCTTCGCCAATAAGGCGGTGTTCGGCGAAGGTGGCATGAAGATGGACGCGGCGCAGATCAGGGCGCTCGAGAAGATCATTGAGATTAAGGGTGGCTATAAGGACGCCGCGACATTCCTCGCCCAAGCCGAGATGATGCAGAAGGTGATTTCCGGTACCGGCGGCATGGTGAAGCCGAGTGACTTCCTCGCTTTCATCAAGACGGCAGGCGTCAGCGGCCGGCTGCTCGATAACGAGATGTTCTATTACACGATGGAACCTCTCATTCAGGAAATGAGCGGCAACCGCGTCGGCACGGGCACGATGTCTGCCTACAACAATCTGGCACAGGGCCGATCAACGGTACGCGCAGCGCGCGAGATGATGAGGCTCGGTATCCTCGACCCGAAAAACGTCGATTACGACAAGATCGGACAGATCAAAGCTATTCATCCGGGCGCGTTGAAAGGCTTCGACCAGTACACAACTGACCCATATCACTGGATGCAGCAGGTTCTCATCCCAGCCCTGAAAGCCGCGGGCATTACGACGCAGCAGGCCATGATTAACGAGATGGGAGCGATCTTCGGCAATCGCACCGGCTCGAATCTCTTCTCCCTGATGCTCATGCAGCAGGACAAGATCAACAAAAACGTTGCCATCGACAAGAATGCGATGGGTCGCGAGGATTTACTGGCGATGGCGCTCAAAACCCCGCGTGGGGCAGAGTTGGCTTATGCCGCGGCGATGAATAGGTTCGAAACGGCCGCTGGCCGCGCTCTTGTTCCAATCGTGATTCCCGCGCTGCTGAGTGCTGCCAAGGCCTTCAATTTCCTCGCTGATGCTGCCGCCCGACATCCAAACGCTGCACGGGACATGATTTATTTTGCAACAGCGCTATCCGGGCTTCTCGTTGCAACGGGTGTAATCGCGACGGGTGCTGCCGCGTTCCTCGCACTTCACGCTGCGTTTGCCATTCTTGCTCCGATATTGATTGCCGGCGGAACTATCGGGCTTATCGTCGGAGGAATTGGTCTAGCGGTGCTCGGAGCCTATGAAATATATGCCCATTGGGGCTACATCAAAAACGGATTGGCGCAAGTCTGGAACGGAATCATCAATTGGCTTGACAGCCTTTATGTTGGCATCACGGGATGGGTAAAACGAAATCTGGGGATCAACGTTGGTCCGAGCGGATATTCGGGCTCGTGGGGAGGTTCATCAAGCGTGTCGGCTCCGCCGAGCAATAGCAAAATCGTTATTCAAAACGCCCTTCATCTGGATGGCCGGGTGATCGGTCAATCTGTCACGGAACACCTCTACAACGGGATGAACGTCATGCCCTCGTCGGGTAGTGGGTTCGACGGGTCGATGTCCCTCGCTCCATCGGCGCCATGATCGTCCTTCTTACCCTTGGCGGCGTGATACTGCAGGATTGGGAGAATCCTGAAAGCATCAAGGGCCGCATAAAGCAAAAGCTGGATACGAAGAAATATCTCGGTGGAAGCCGCACAATAGACGCGCTCGGGCGCGATGATGATCCTCTTGAGTTCAGTGGCAGGTTTAGGGGGAGTGTTGCGGAGCAACGATTCCAGCAAGTCAAAGCAATGGCCGCGGCTGGACTTCCGGTTCAGCTCACTTGGAGCAGTTTCAATTACCTTGTCGTCATCGAGAGTTTTGATTTCGATTACCAATCGCCGATGGAGATCCCTTACCGGATTTCTCTCGAAGTGCTGGTCGATAATACGATCCCCATCCCCTCGCTTCTGCAGACGATTGATGAGATCTTTGGCACGAATCTGGCGTCGGCGGTCAATCTCGGTGCCGAGGCGAACATCGCGGGTGTAACGACAGGCCTCAACCAATTGCAGACCGCGGCCAGCACAATTGGAATACTCTCCAGCGCGAGCCCGGCAGCATTGAATTCGCTTAATCAAAGCATCGTCTCAGTTCAAGGCGTGACACAGACCGCTATCAGCACAGCGTCTGGCCAAGTGACGCCCGTAGCCGGAACGGTATTCGGCAGTACGGCAGGCTTGCCGCCGCAGACCATTGCGGCTAATGTTGCCGGACAGGCAAGTGCTCTGGGCCAGCTTTCAACGCTTATCCCCCTGAGTGATGTGCTCGGGGTGATGAGCAATAACGTTTCATCGGTAGGACCCTAATGCAAACGATCAATATTGCAGGTGGAAATCTCTTTCAGATCGCACTGGCATACCTTGGGGACGCTACGCAGTGGGATCGGATAGCGCTCGCGAATTTGTCGGCTCTTGCCCCGAATGGTGGTGTTCCTGATCCGATGCTGACGGGTCTAGTTGAATTGGACATTCCTGCCGTCAATGCAAACGCCGGTGGAGGTGTTTATGTCCCTCCTGGCCCCGACTAATCCGGTCGCTGGATCGCAGTTTCGTCAGCCCTCTTTAAGCGTTCTCTTGAACGGTTCGGTGGCATTACCTGCCTATTCGGCCGAGATCACGAACGCTTCACACTTCACATCCGACACGTTTCGGGTTGAATGCTCCCTAACGGCGATGCCTCAGGGCTATGGTGCGTCCTACTGGGCCGATTCGGTAAACGATCAGGTGCAGGTTTCAATTGGGTCTGGAATAGGAACCTCTGCTCCGACGCTCTTAGGACAGGTGGACGACGCTGAGATCGATCAGATCCGACAGATTGTGACGCTCACAGGCAGAGATCTTTCCGCCCTGTTCATCGATGCAAAGACAACCGAGAAGTTCCAGAATCAGACGTCATCTCAGATCGCGGCTACACTTGCTGCCCGGCATGGCCTGCAAGCGAACATCGCACAGACGAAAACCAAGGTTGGAACGTATTACGCGGTCGATCAGGTCAATTTGACGCGTGAGGAATCGGAATGGGATTTGCTTATCTTCCTCGCACAGCATGAAGGCTACGATTTGTGGGTGAGCGGAAATACGTTGAACTTTCAGCCTGCTCTCGATCTCGATACGGTCGCTCCATTTCAGATGGTTTACTCAGAACCATCGCAGGGAGGGATCGGCCAGTATGCAAACTTCACCGATATGAAGATGAAACGAAGCCAGACTTTGGCTCGCGATGTCATTGTGATCGTTCGGAGCTGGAATCAGCTTCAAGAGAAGGCCTTTGAGGTCACCTACAAGCGAACGCAGGCAAACAAGGGCCAGCGCGCCGGTGGTCAGGCGCAGACCTATAGTTTCACGGTTCCCAATCTGACTCAGCAGGCCGCACTCAACTACGCCATGCAGAAGGCGGAACAGATTACGCGCATGGAACGCGTCATCACCACGGAGATGGCGGGAGACGACACGCTCACCATCAGGACGCCCATTCAGCTTACGGGCACGGGAACGAGTTTCGACCAAAAGTATTATCCAGACACGATCACGCGGAAGGTCTCCTTCGAGCAATCCCGGATGACCGTTCGCGCCAAGAACCACAGCACTCAATCCACGACGATCCTATGAACATCTCAGGAATCCTGAATATTGTGAGGCGGGAATGTGAGCGCTTCTTCGCTACTCAGGGTAAGCCACGTATCGGGATCATCGACAGTTACGACCCCAACCTCTATTGCGCCAAGGTTCTACTTCAGCCGGAAAACGTTCTGACAGGTTTCCTGCCGATTGGGACCGAATTCGTCGGCAACGGATGGGGTCTTCTTTTTGGCCCAACGGTAGGGGATGTGGTCGAGGTCCAATACCAGGAAGGCGGCAAGAACGCGGGATATATCGGGAAAAGGTTCTATAGTTCCGTTACTGTCCCGCCCGGCCCTGTGCCTTCAGGGGAGGTGTGGCTCGTCCATCAATGCGGCAGCTTCATCAAGCTGACGAACGATACCAAGCTCACGGTCAACGCTGTTGGTGATCTGGACGCCACCGTCGGCGGCGCTACCAATTTGACCTCGACCGGCAATGTCACGATGACAACGCCCAACCTCATTGTGAACGGAAACATCATCGCGACCGGCGACATCACGGATCAAAGCGAGACGACAAACGAGAGCATGCAAGCGATGCGCGCCAAATATAACGAGCACGTGCATCCAGGCGTTCAAGGTGGTGGTGATAGTACGGCTACTCCTGTTCCAACTATGTAGGTACCAATGGCGGACGCTTACCACTTCATGACGGGAGATCTCCAGTTTGGAAGCAATGGCGATCTACAGACCGTCGACTCCGTACTGGAAAGTCAGCAACGCATCCTTCGAAGGCTCCCGACGAATCCGGGGGATTACATCTGGCACCCGCTCTACGGCGGCGGCATCCTGAAGTGGATTGGGCAGCCTACGGATCAAGCCTCAATGAAGAGTGTTATCACAACGCAGATGTACCTTGAACAGTCGGTCGTACAGAATCCTCAGCCGCAGGTCGATCTCGTCTCCAACACTGGAGGCGTGGTAACCTCCAGCATTCGGTATGTGGAATCGGACAGCAATGAGCCTACGACCTTGAGCTTTCAGGCAACGCCGTAAGGATCGACCATGGCGAGCATTAATTCTCTGGACTTCTCGACACTCGTCCAGAACATGGTCACGTCGATTCAGGCGAGGGCTACGATTGCCCTGAATTTGACGGTAGGCTCGGTTCTCCGCGCCATTGTCGAGGCTGTTGCGGCCATGGGGCTGTGGCTCGAGGCCCAAGTCGCCTATGTGCTCACGATAACCCGTGCGGCAACCTCGAACGGGCCTGATCTCGATTCGTTCGTCAACGATTTCGGCATGGAGCGCCTTGATGCGGTAGCTGCTGTCGGACAACTCACTTTCAGCCGGTTCTCGACGACAGGATCGGCGGTTGTTCCGATCAACTCTCCTGAACAAAGTCAGGATGGTACGCAAAACTTCTTCGTCACACTCGATACGACGAATGCAGCCTACAGCGCCACGGCTGGCGGATATGTGATGAATTCCGGACAGGGCACCGTCACAGTGCCGGCGCAGGCGGTGACGGCTGGGTCAGCCGGAAACGTCTTGGCGAACACGGTCACGATCATCACGCAAGGGATCGCTGGCGTCGATACGGTAACGAATGCCGCGGCGTTCACGAACGGGTTGGATGCTGAACTGGACCCGGCGCTGCGCGCGCGGTTCGTCCTGTTCATAAATTCGCTCTCAAAGGCGATCCTCTCTGCCATTCAGTATGCGATTGCGAGCGTCCGGCAGGGCATCTTTCGGACAGTGACCGAGAACTACGCCTACAACGGCTCTTATCAGCCGGGTTTCTTCTACGCGGTCATCGACGATGGGACTGGAACCCCTCCAACGAGCCTCATCAATGCGGTCGGTGCAGCAATCGAATCAGTCCGCGGCTTCACGATCCAGTACGGCGTTTTTCCGCCCATTGTCCTGACAGCCAACGTCAACATGCAGATTGTTGCGGCGCCGGGCTACGTCGCTAACACGGTCGCCGCGAATGTCGCACTGGCGCTCACGAATTTCATCAATGGCCTTGGACTTGGAAACAGCCTTCCTTATACGCAGCTCGCGGCTGTTGCCTACGGCGTGCTGGGAGTTGCAAATGTGCAGGACGTCACGCTCAACAGTGGAACTTCGGACGTGACAGCGACACCAAAAAATGTCATAAAAGCGAACACGATCACAGTCAGCGGAACGTAATGTCAACCGGCGATCAGGTGGATTTTAGCGCTAGATTAAAGAGCCTTCTTCCAAACGGGTGGTTCTCGGATACGGCACCTGTTCTTGACGCTGTTCTCAACGGATTGGCCTACTGCCTAGCTTTCATCTATAGCCTCAACGCATACGCAAAGTTGCAGACCCGGATCGCGACAGCAACCGACGGATTCCTCGATCTGGTCGGATTCGACTATTTTGGAAACTTTATCAGCCGCCGAACCAACGAAGCCGATCCTTCATGGCGCGCGCGGATCTTTCAAAACCTTCTCCGACCGAAGGCGACGCGCCAGAGCATCATCAATCTCCTGACCGACCTTACCGGGAATATTCCGCTCGTCTTCGAACCGTGGCGGCCGCTCGATTGCGGAGCCTACGGCAAGAACATTTTCGGATATGGGATGGCCGGTGGCTATGGCTCACTGGCTGTCCCTTATCAGGGCTTCGTCACAGCGTACAGGCCGCTTGGCCAAGGTATCCCTTACGTCGCTGGGTATGGAATCCCGCAAGGTGCTTACAGCACCCCGAGTGCAGGGGAGTGGGCAAATCTCAGTGAAGTGGCTGGAGCCGTGACGGACGTAGATATCTACGCGGCCATAGCGGACGCGAAAGTCGAAGGAACGCTGGTCTGGGCACAGATCGAAAACGCACACATAGGCTAGGACGCACGCATGAATCGCCAAATCGTTTATATCGGAGCGATCCCACAGGACACCGATATCCTCAACACCAATCGCAACGCCATGATCGGCGATGGTTGGGTCGCGCAAGGCATTCTTGGCACTTCAACGCTCTTCAGCGGCCTCGCCTGCACCCCGACGAGTCCGCCGGGAATGACGGTGAATGTTGCTCCGGGCTCTGTTTTCTCTCAACAAAACATCGACAAT